TTTGCTTTTTCTAATTCCATTTTTTTAACTTTTTAACTCCGACCTACTTTTTAATCTTTTTCCAACAAATTGGCCATAAATTCTTTGCTTTCTCTGGTTCATTCTTTAAAATCTGAATTCCAAGATATTTGTTTGTCTTATAATCCCAGATAATCGTCATTATCCAATTCCAACTTGCTTTTTCACCAATAACTCCATATTTAATGGCATATTCTCTAAATGTTTCAGGTTTCCACTGGAGATAGCTAAATGAAGCAGTTCCGTCTCTATCTTTAGTATTTATAGCCAACTCTTTATGAGAACTTTCACATTCTATAAGTTTTTCCACCAAATTTTCATAATAGTTTTCATCAACTTTTTCTATAGAAAATCCATTTGTAATTTCTATAATTTTTTCTTTTTTATTAACACCTGGCAAGAAGAAATATAGTGGAATGATGATTAAAATTGCTATTAGTATTGCCCCCAATAGGGGCGATATTTTATCCATTTTTGATAGATTTTTAATGCGACCTATTTTAATTTTAAATCTTTTTTAACAATTCCATTAATTAATGAAAGAATTAAAAAATTTTCTAATCCCTTTTTGTTTTCTTTTGCCATTTCTTTAACAATAAAATATGGTTCTTCAGTTTCATAAGTTTTGTTTTCATAGATAAATCTTATAGGTTCCCAAGGATCTAAAGGATTAAGAATTTTGATTTTCTTTTGTGGGTTGTTCATTTTTAGATAAAATTTAAATCATTGACCTCTTCATTATTAAATTCTTTTTTACCTATAATTTCTTGAAAAAGAAGAATTTTTTCTTGGTCTTGTTCGCTTACTGGCTCATTTCTTATAAGCTTGATAATGTAAGATGTTTTTAATCCTTTAATTGAAGATAATTTTTTTTGTGTAATTTCAACAATTGAACCTTCTTTAAATGTGGTTGTAATCTCTTGATTTTTTGATAATCCTTCGTGATATGTTTCAATCTCAGCAAAAACTCCTATTAAATCAATAGAAGAAGTTGTCAAAATCTTATATTTTTTTTCATTAAAATGATAAACCAATGTCTGAGCTATCTTATTAAATTTACCAGTCCTTGGATTTTTTATCCTGGTAATGTAAAAAACATTAAAAAGTTTGACCAATTCTGGTTTATCTGGAAAGAATTTGATATATTCAAAAGGATATTTTTGTTTTAATTCTTGGTAAAATTCATTAACTATTCCCATTTTCGTTTACGTTTAATTGATTAATTGACGACTCAAAATATTTAACGTGTTTACAATGTTTATGTGCTAAATAACCCATACAATCGCATTTAAATTTCTTTGTTTTTGTATTAAACATTACCCAGTATTTAAAATCATCTGGTAAATTTAATTCTTTCTTCGTTTTTTCAGAAGGCTTAATCATTTTAATAACAATCCATTCTGGAGATCCAGTTTTATATACTTTTCTTATCAATTCTGATTTCATTTTTTCTTCTAAAAATTCTCTAACTTTGCCCATTTTTTGTTTTTCTTTTTGTTGGAGTATAAATTATTCCCCAAAATATAACAAGTCCTGTATCACCTATAAAACAGTTGATTTGTTTAATTTTGCCCTTTTGATTTAAACGAATAGGTTGAGAAAATGAAAAACCCCTTGTATCGCCCTTTAATTTAATACAAATTTCATGAAGATATTTTTTTGCTTGTCTATCTGTAATATTCTTTTTTAGCTGCCAAAATCCCACGATTACGTAATCCCTATAAAATTTAATTCCAATCAAATCAAAAAGACCATGAGAACCAGCAGTTCTTAGAACGATGTTTCCTTCTTCTTCTAAAAGCTTCTTCACTTTATACTCAAAATTTCTTCCCCTGATATAGTTTGTAGTTTTTGTTTTTCTCATTTTTTTAATTTTTGAGGAATACTTAATAATTTCGCCCTTTTTAGTTCTATGCAAAATCTTTTTTTGAATTTAAGAAAATTTATTAAACATTTCTTTTCTTTCTTTTTTAAACAAATCTCTAATTCTGTTCCTGAAATTGGTAATTTTTCATAAATAAAAAGAACTTCTTTGTTCATACTAAAGAAAATTAATCCTGGTCTTAATGATAAAAATTGAAAATTTTTTATTGATGGTTTTATATAAAATTTTCTAAGGGTTACGGTTGAATAAATAAAATCATCTTTATTCCCTTCTTTTATGGTTAAGAAATATTCTTTCTTTCTTTCTTTAAAGATTTCAAGAATTAAAACTATTTTTATATCATTTCTAATTATTTCCTTTTTTTGCTTTGAGATTTTAATATATTTTGTTTTCCTCATTTTTCTTCCCCTTCATTAAGAATTGACAAAAGTTTTTCTTCATTTAACTTGTAAAAATCAGGATTATATTGTTTAAGTTTTTCAATAAAATCAACAATATCATATTCTTTCTTCCTAAAGCCTTTAAAACGATATTTAACATCAAGTTTTTTGACAATTAACCAAACATTTGAATATTTTGTTCCAAGAAATTTTGCAAGTTCTACAATGCTAAAAAATTTTTTTTCCATGTTTTTTGTAAATTAATTACGACCTTGTTCTTCATAAAGTCTTTCAACTAATTGATTGGCAAGTTTAACAGATAAATCAACAAGTTTTTTAAGAACTTCTTCATTTTGGAAATTTTCTTTAAGCCAATCAGATCCTAAAGTCATAATTAAGGTATTAAAAATCTTTTGAGCAGGCTCTAATTTGGCATATTGCCTGCTCCCTAATTTTTCGTTCATTTTTTTTTCATTTAATAACTCCGACCAAGTTTGAAATCCCTCTCCCAAGTCTTCTCTTAATCTATCTCTTTCGTGGTTAATAAAGTAATCTTCAGCACAAAAGTTACATATGTTTTGATATTCCTCGTTTCCTTCGTCATCTATAAAAACTGTAACTTCCATTTCTTCACCACATATTTTGCAGTTAGCAATTTTTTGAATTTTAGTAATTTCTTGCATGATATTTTTAGAAGTTAATTTTAATTTGTATTTTTGTAAAGAATTTCAAATTTTTCTGCATAATAAAGTTTAAAATTTCTTGCATCTTCAATTAAATTTTGTTTAAAGTTTGATAAAGCCATTAGAGCAAAATCAAGACATTTTTCGCATATATCTAAATCTTCTTTAGTTTCACGATTTACGAATAAGTAGATATTATTAATACCATTTTTAATTTCTTCTTCGCAAATATCACAAAAGAATTTATGATTTTGATACATTTTAAAGGTTAAACACGTACCTTACAAGTTGGAAAAGCGCGTGTAGAATAAAGAAAATAATTACGACCATAGAAACTATGTCAAAAGTTCTAAAAGTTCTGTTTAAATTATTCTGTTTTCTGGTTTTCATTGTACTTTTAAACTTAATTACGACCTTCTTTTGTTTTAATTAACTTATAATCATTATAAAACAACTTTTTTTATTTGTCAAGTATTTAAAAATATTAGTTTTTTCTATATTTTTTTAATATTTATTTTTTTTCTTTTTAATTTTCTTTCAGTTTTAGAATTTTCAACTACCATCTCAGCCTTTTCGCTTGGAGGTAAAATTTCGGTTTTCTCTTTAAAATTCTGTTTAAAATTGCGCAATTTTTCAATAAATTTTTTCCTTTCTTGATAACAATCTAAACAGAGAAAAACTTTCGGAGTAAGTGAAATAACATTCTGAGCAGGACAATTTCTTTTACAATAAGGACAAATAAAGATAGTAGTATTTTCTCCTTTAATGAAGTGCTGATTAGTTTGTTTATACGATTGGCAATTTTTGTAAGTGCTATATATATATGTATGAGGAGTATGAGAAGGTATTGGTCGGCAATTTTTGCCGATGTCATTGGCAAATTTTGCCGACGTATTTACATCGTTTGCCGACGAGTGGTTAATATCTTCGTTTTTATCGTCAAAATTTTCAGTTTTTTCATCTTTCTCTCCTTCTTTAGCATATCTTTCAAATTCTTTAGGAAGATAGGATTTTGTTTTGTCAAATTTAAATTTGTTATCAATTTTAGATAAAAGATGACCGTCTCTTTCAAGTTCATCAAGCCATTGTCCTATGCTTCTTTCTTTCATATAGAAAAACTTTTTTGCTAAAGCGCTTCTTGAATAATAAACCCATCCGTCTTTTCCGTGTCTTATTTTGTATAGAGAAATGCTTTTAATCTCTTTCATAATTAAGGCCTTTTCAATAGAGCCATATTTAATAACATCATCTACATCGAAAGAATGTGTTTTTTCTTTGAGATTTTGAGTTTTTGTGTTATAATTATTATTGACGACCATTTTTTGTTTTGGCAGGCTCTACACATTTTGGCAGAGCCTGCTTTTTTAATTTACGACGATTTTTTCTATAAAAAGAAAACCCCCGCCATCCACCACTTAATTTAGGGTGCTAATAAAAGAGAATTGCCAGGGCGGGGGTTTTCAAAATGTGGTGGATTATTGTTTATTTGCCCGGCAATAACAATTCAATTATAACAAAAATTTTCAAATTTTTAACTTTTTTGAAAATTTGATACAAAATATATATAAGTCTAAAATCCCCCTTCCCAATTTTCAAGTATCAAAAAGCCTTTATTTAATAGATTTTTGAAAAGCAATTTATCAGTATTTGACCTTACGAAATGGAATCAAAAAATATATAAAGTAACACCCGGGGGGAGAAATATATAGAGTAGAAGTGGGGGGTAGGAAAATATATAAAGCAGATCATGGAGGTGCTACTCTAACCCGAAATGACTTTTTGCTTTCTGATGGGTTAGACCAGCAAAAAATTACGATTTTTTGAGCAAAAATTAAAAACTCCCACAAAAAGAGGATAGAAAAATATATAGAGTAGACCCTGGTGGTGTAATACTAAGCTATTTAACTTGATTTCTAAAAGTTTTCTGTTATAATAAATTAACAGCTTCATGTGATTTTTTAAAGGCTTCTCCTTAATGGGGAAGCCTTTATTTTTTTTGTATATCCCCCGGGTTCTACTTTATATATTTTGTGTTTAAGTAAAAAAGTGTTATAATGAATTAGAAAATGACAAAACGAGGAAGACCAACTAAATTTTCAGATGAGACTATTAGAAAAGCAGAAGATTATTTAAAAAATTACAAACAATATGGTGATTTATTACCAACTGTTGAAGGTTTAGCCGTTTTTTTAGGAGTTCATAGAGATACAATTCACGAATGGAGTAAAAAAAATGAAGATTTCTCCGACATTTTAAAAAAATTGATGACTTTACAAGCAAAAATTCTAATTCAAAAAGGACTTCAGGGTAAATTTTCTCCAAGTTTAGTAAAGTTTTTACTATCTTCTAAGCATGGCTATATAGAACAATCAAAGATGGAAGTTGAGGAAAAGAAAATTTTGGTTTTAGATGAAGAAGACGAATAATAAATGGAAAAAGTAAATTTTTTTAAACTTGCTAACTTCTTTTCTAAACAGAAGATTTTTTTGGAATATGCTAAAAATTATCGTTATGTTTTACTTTCAGGAGCAGTTGGTACAGGTAAAAGCAAAGCTTTAAGATGGACTTTACTTTATTTGCTTTTAAAACATGGTAAAAAATATCCAGGAATACAGGCAGGTTTATTTTGTAATACTTATCCAGAATTAAATGATAGGCACCTAAAATATATCAGATTTGAGTTTCCAGAGTGGTTAGGAACTTATTACGAGCAGAGAAAGGAGTTTCATTTAAATCTAGAATATGGAGGAGGAATTTTGATGTTTAGGAATTTAGATGATATAGAGAAGTATAGATGTTTCAGCGAAGATACTGAAGTTTTAGTAAGAGGCAAGGGATTTATTCCAATTAGTAAAGTAAAAATAGGTGATTTTTGTTTGTCTTTAAATCCTGAAACTCGAGAGATGCTTTGGCAAAGGGTAGTGGAAACATATGAATATGATTATGAAGGATATATGGTTGATTTTTTTTCAAGATTTGGGGTAAGTTTTTGTGTAACTCCCAATCATAGAATGTTAATTAGGACAGTAAGAAGGAAAAAATTGTTTTTTGTTAAAGCAAAGGATTTGCCTAAAAGATTTCTTGTGCCAAGAACAGGCAACTGGAAAGGAAAATTGGGGTTACCAGAAAAAATTATTTTTTCTTCGAATGGTAACAATGGAAAAAAAATTGAATTTACATTGGAAAATTTTTTAAGGTTTTTGGGGTGGTATTTGTCTGAAGGTAATATAAGTAAAAGTAGGTTTGAAATTAAAATTACACAACTTAAAAAAGAAAATCTTAAAAAAATTTCTGAAATATTAACGGAGGCAAATATAAACTGGCATTATAATAAGCACAGTTTTTGTTTTAATAATAAGGCTCTATATGAATATCTTTTGCAATTTGGGAAAAGTTATCAAAAATTTATTCCCCAAGAAATAAAAGATTTACCACCTAAATATTTAAAAATTTTCTTTGAGGCTTTAATGAGCGGAGATGGAACAAAATATTCGGATAAAAAATATGTTTTTGTCACGACAAGTCCTTATTTGAGAGATGATGTTACTGAAATTGCGTTAAAATTGGGATTTAGTATAACTTGCTACGATATACCCCATAGATCAAGAATTTTTCCGGGTGGAACAAGAGCATATATAACACGTCCTGCTTTTCATTTGACAATAAACAAAAGAACTGCAGATGCTTATTGTGACTTTAATAGAAAAGGAAGGAGCAATTCTAAAAAAACTAATTGGGATTATGTTTTTTATAAGGGGAAGGTTTATTGTCCTTGTGTTCCCCCTTTTCATAATATCCTTATAAGGCATAGAGGAAGGACAATGTTTTGTGGACAATCTGCAGAATTTGCTTTCATAGGAGTAGATGAATTAACGCAGATACCAAAAGAAACTTTTGATTTACTTTTAGAAAGGAATAGATGGAAAGATTTTAAAGATGTTAGATTTTTAGCAGCAACTAATCCTGTAGGACCTTATAAACATTGGGTAAGATCATTTTTTATTGAAAAAACCTCATCAGATTTAAGATGTAAAGATTCAGAGGTTGTTTATCTAAAAGCGGGAGATAATCCTTATTTGCCAGAGAGTTATTATGAAGAATTAGCAAGAGGAATGGATGAAAAAATGAGAAAAGCATTAATAGATGGAGATTGGTATGCCTTAGACGATGTTGTTGATACAAGTGGTTATTTAAATCTTTTGACTTATAATGAACTTCAAAATGCAATTATAGATCATGATTATATCTTCCAAAATCCATCAGTTTTAGGAGTAGATCCTGGAGCAGGAGGAGACGAAACTGCAATAGTTATTAGAGATAATTTTTCAGCAAAAATTCTTTTCAATAAAAGACTTTCAGATACAATGCAAATTTTACCTTTAATTTCTACATTTTCTTCGCAAAACAAGCTTGTTTCAATTGTTATTGATACTACCGGAATAGGAAAGGGTGTTTATGATAGACTTACAGAAATAGGTTTTAAAACGCTTTCAGTACAATTTGGAGAAAAATCCAATTATTCTTCGCAATTTTTTAACAAGAAAGCAGAACTATTTTGGAAAATGAGAGAGTGGATATTACAGGGAGGAAGACTTTTAAAAAATGAGGAGTGGGACGAACTTTTACAGGTTAAATACAAGATTTTGTCAGATAGAGTTATAAAAATTCAACCAAAAGAGGAATTGCTAAGAAAAGGAATAAAATCACCAAATGTTGCTGATGCTTTAGCATTAACATTCGCAGAGGATTTATCAGCAATTAACATTTTTGACAATTTGGGAATTTTGAATTATAATGAATAAGGAGTTTAAGGGTCTTTTGGTAACAAAAATAAGTAAGAAAGAGATTTTACAAAAGCATCCAGAATGGCTTTATAAAGTTTATAAGCATTATTTTATCAAGCCAGAATATTACGATATTTTGAAAAAGATTTTAGCTAATAGAATTTATGAAGAAGCAAAAGCAAGAAAATATATTTTAGAAGATCAGATAGCCTGGAAAGAAACAGCAGGATATTTTTGGGGATTTGCTAAGGCAAGACCAACAATCATATTGGGAGCCTGGAAAAAGTTAAGACCACCATCTTTAACACCAGAAGAGTTTAAGAAAAAAGTTCAAAAGATTATAGATAGTTTTGAGTTTGAAATGGTTACACCAGAGATGATTGAAGAAGAAAAAATTAAGGACGAAATTAAAAAAGAAATTCAAAAATAATGGAATTTTACGAAAGGCAAGCAAAGGATTTAACAGAATGGAAAGAAGATGAAATTTTAGAAGAAGTTAGAAAACAATTTATAGAAGCACAGACAAGTTCATCTTTTAAAAAACGAGTTTGGGTAGAATATATGAAACTTTACCTCAATCAGGAAAGAAAAAGGGTAGGAGATTTGTTGATTGGTTCAAATCTTCTTTATACACAATTTAACGAACTTTATTCTTCGATTGATAATGATAATATTTTGGTAAATTTCAGAGAAAGAAATCCAAGAGATGCTGAAAAAGTTCAATATACGAATGCAGTAGCAAGATTTGATTTTGACGAAATGAGTTTAGGAACACTTCAAAGAGAACTTTATTGGGACTTACTTTTTTATGGAACAGGAATTTATGATGTTTCAGAATATGATAATTCAAGAAAGGTTACTATTGTAAGAATTCAATCTCCATTTACCTTTTTTGTAGATCCTTTAGCAAATAATATAGATGAGGCAAGGTTTGCGGGAAGATATATTTATATGACTGCTTATGAACTTTTAAACGATGAAAGGATTGATGAAAGCCAAGTTAAAAAAATTTTAGGATCTTCAAGACCATCTTCAATTGAAAAACTTCAATATGAAGAAAGGGCAAAAAATATTTTGCTTTTACAGGGTATTAATTATGCTCAAGAAGAGCACTCTTTAGCCTTTATTGAGGTTTTAGAATGGTATTTCTATGCTAATGGCAAACTTTGGGTAGTATGGACCGATAATGCTATAAAAACACTTTTAGGTTTTAAACAACTTGATTATCAAGATGGAGGAAATAAAAAAAGCAAAATTCCTTTTGTTGTATACTACTTTTCAAAATCTCCAAGAGGATTTTGGGGAATTGGAGTTCCAGATATTTTAGAGACCCATCATAGAACAGCAACTTATCTTCTCAATCTTTATCTTCAGGGGATAAAACTTGATGCTACAACCACATTTTTGGCTAATTTACAAGCAATTCATAATCCTAAAGATTTGATGACAAGAGAATTAAACAAAATCATCTGGACAAAAGTTCCTCCAGTAGGACAAATTGCATCATTTCCAAAAACACAAGTAATTTCCAATGATACACTTGCTTTTTATCAGTTAATTCAAAATGAAGCTTTGGGAGCCATAGGAGCATCAAGAATTTTAAGAGGTTCATTAACTGCAGTTAAGAAAACTGCAACAGAAATTGCGGTTGCAAAAGCAAAACAAGACTTACAAATTGCTTCCTATATGAGAAATGTTGTTAGAGGAGAACAAGATTTCTGGAATAGATGGCTTAAAAGGCACAAAAAATTTATGAAATTATCAGATAGAAAACTTGTTGAACTTATTGGTTTTAGAGGAGCAAGACAATTTACAGAAGTTTCTAAAGAAGATTTTATTCCGGTAGTTGATCCAATTATTGAAGTTGCTTCATCCTTAATATCAGAACCAGCAAAAATTGTCAGAAGAAGAGATTTGGCAGAAATGCTACCTATAATTTCTCAACTTGGAGGAAATGTAAAAGCAGTTACAAAGATGATTTTGAGAGATTTAGATTTAACACCAGAACAAATTGATATTATCCTTCCTCCTACACCGCATCAAATTAAAGCAAGAAGAGAAAACGAACTTTTGGCAAATGGAGTATGGGTTGATATTGATGAGACAGATGATGATTTAGAACACATTGAAGAACATTCAAAAGTTAGAGAAAATGAAGTTGTAAGACTACATATTGAAGCACATCAAAAAGCATATCTTTTAAAGCAGGGAGTTAAAGAAAAAACAGAGAAAATTCCATCAAGACAAGAAGAAATTGAAGAGCCAGAAATGGAAGAAAGAGAAGAAGTTGAAAGAGAAATGCTTCAAGAAACACCATTAGAAGGTTTAAATGTTTTAAGACAATTTTTAGAACCCAAAACACCAGGAGAAGTTAAATAGGTCGGGTTAAAAATAAAACTTACAATGCCATTGACAAAAAAAGGAAAAGAAATTTTGAAAAAGTTTCAAGAACAATATGGGAAAGAAAAAGGAAAAGAAATTTTTTATGCTTCAATAGTCAGAGGAATTTTACCTTCTAAGGGATTACATACAAAAGGTAGTGGTAAATTAGAAAAGGCGAAAAGGACTTATCAAAGAAAAAAGAAAAAATGAACGAAAAAACACTTTTAGAAGAATACTTTGGCAAACAAATTCAGCAATATATTTCAGAAAATCCAGGAAGATTGCAGGAATTAGTTTTAAGGCTTAAATCCTTTCAAGTTTCAGAAGAATGGCAGATTTTGAAGAAAGTTATTGAAGATACAAGGGAAAGAGTTTTGCAAAATATGTATTCTTCCCCAGTTGAACTTGGAACATTGATAGCCTACAGAGAAAGTCTTTCTGCTCTTGATTTTTTAAGAAACCTTCCAGAAAATCTTTTAAAAGTTTTGGAATTAGAGTTTCCCGTAGAAGAAAATCAACAGGACTTGACAAATTAAAATTGGGGGTTTATAATAGAAGCAACAATGCCAAGAAAAGCAAAAGTTCAAAAAGAAAATAACGAAGGAAAAATTGAAGTTCAAAGTGAGTTTTATCCTAAAATTATTGGTGGAGTTTGTGAATTTTGCGGAATTCCAGCTAAAGAATGCCAACATTTTAAAGAAGATTTTGAAACAGGAAAATTTAGGTGTTTATGTGGTTTAACAAATAACCCATCTGCTTTTCAGCAAATTATTGTGATGTATTATCCAGAATGGAAGACTTATCTTTGTAATGCAGATACTTGTAGAAGACATGTAGAATCAAGAGGAGGATATAATATACCGGAAATTTACAATTTTTACGTCAAATAATTAATTTCCTTGTTTGTCTGCTCCCGGGCAAGCAAGCGTAGA